GAATTAATTGGCAAGCGGGTTTTTTCATGCGACGTTGCTCGGTTTGGGGACGACGAAACAGTTGTTGCAGAACGAATTGGGCATACAGTTCTTGAATTGGAACGCTATTCACAACAGGATACACAAACAACTGCATTAAAGTTAGCCAATCGCTTGTCCCAGCATACAGACGCATATGCTGTAGTAGACGTGATTGGCGTTGGTGGCGGGGTAGTTGACCGTTTGAGGGAAATGGAACACGCAGTCGTTTCATTTAACTCGGCGTCGAAAACTGACATGAAGGATCACTCGGGCGAATTCTCGTTCCCTAACACGAGGTCCGCTGCGTGGTGGAATTTGCGCAGCTTGCTTGATCCTTCAGACCCTGCCACCGATCTTGCGTTGCCGCCAGACGAGGTTCTAATTTCTGAATTGACGGCGCCGCGCTGGAAAGTAGGATCCGGTGCAAAGATTCATGTTGAGCCCAAAGAGGAAACGAAGAAGCGAATACGCCATAGCCCGGACTCGGCAGATGCAATAGTAATGTCCCTGTGGTATCAAGGCCTCGATATGGGGCACTCGTACATAATGGACTTCGGTGGTGAATCTGAATATGCGGTGCCCTGGTCATGACATTTCTTAACGGAACTGAACAGCCAGCGATGGAGGTAGAACAGGGCTCGATACTGGACTACGTCCAAGGCGATTTAGTATTCCAAAGCCTTCCAGGAGCTCCTCCAGGTACCGGTGCGATTTACGATTGGCGTGAGCCAACAGTTGCACAGATTACGGAAATGTTAGAGAGGGACGGAAAAGCACAAAGCCTGGAACAGGTAATTACAATGCCACTAATAGGTGCAGGGTGGCATGTTGAGCCTGGTGAGGGAAACTCTGATCATGAAACGGCGCAGTGGGTAGAAACAATCCTGCGTAGGGATACGGCCGACGGCGGAATGCAAACGCCAATGGAAGATGTCATTGCACAAATGACGGCGGCGTTTGCAAATCGACGTAGTTACCATGAAAAGGTTTTCAAGCAGGACGATGACAATCAGGTTGTTTATGACAAGGTTGCCTATCGACCACCAGATACTTGCACCCTTTTGCGCCATCCAGATAATGGTGAGTTGCAAGGGTTTAGTCAATGGGTGTTCGACAAGTCGAATCAGGTAATAATCCTCCTGCCGTACGCACATGTTTATATTCATGGTCAGCGTAAGGATCCTGTCAAAGGTATTTCCGAACTCCAGATCACGTACCACAACTACCGCATAAAGGAAAAGCTCAAGTTCCTTTGGTATACGTTCTTGGAGGTAATGTCACTTCCGCGAACAATTGTTTTGGCGAACTCGGACGACGCAGCAAAGAAAGCTGCGCAGGCTATTGCAGCTTTGAAAAACGCAGGTGTTGTAGGACTACCAAAGGATTGGATTTCTTCAATTCAGCCTTTGCCAATGTCCTCTGCCGGCTCCTCCGAGTTTCAGCAGGCAATTGCTTATCTAGATTCCCAGAGCGCGTTGTCACTTCTTGCAGGGTTTACTGACTTGCCTGGTAGGGCAATGGGAACTGGCGTTGGAATGAGTTCCGGATCTGGATCTCGTGGCTCATACGGAATGAGTTCGAGTCAACAAGAGTTCTTCATGAACCTTGAAGGAGCCTTTTCAACGGAACTGTCAACGTGCGTAACGAATAACATCGTCAGCGATCTTGTCCGTTATAATAAAGGCACGAAAGTACAGATACCGCAGTTCTCACTAGGGCCGCTGCAAGAAAAGGATGTTAGTCAGGCATTTGCAATGTTGCAGGCCTTGGCTGTTGCGCCGAACCTTCGTCTTCCCACAGAGTTTATTCAAGAGCTGTCCATGATTGTTGCGGGTGAGCTCGGAATGAATACTGACGCGGTGGCCGCGAGCTTCAAGAATATGGCTGACAATCCTCCGCAGCAGCAATTGGCACAGTCCGCTAATGTAGGAGCACAAGTTGCAAACACTGCTCAACAACAACTCAGCGGTGGGCCTCAGTTCGGGACTAACCCCGGAAATGCTACAGGCGGTCCAGCGGCTCCTGGCGCAGCGGGCCTCTAATACGGCTACTGCATTTGCCATTTCTCGGACCTTAGGCTTCGATGTGAATCCGAACGCGGTAAACTGGGTTCTAAGTCATACAGACCAAAGACCTTCGAACGCGTACGACGTTGCATATCTCATTGCCAGTTCGCGGCGTATTACCAAGGCGATGTCTAGTGGGAATAGTTTAGCAACGGCCGCAGCTCCGGAAGTACAATACAACAAACAGCACAAGGAAGCTAATGCAGTTCGTAATGATGCGATCAAGCAGACAAAGTCACAGGGGACTATTGTTGGTTGGTACGCGCATTACGATTCCAAAACTTCTCCAGCATGTCGACTTGCGAATGGGAACAACTTCGATGCAATGGAGGGTACGGTGATTGGGTATCCCGGTAGCGTACATCCTCATTGTCGTTGTTTTGCAGGCCCTGCTCATCCGAATGGTCAGTGGGTTGATGACGTACTTCAAGCGAACCCTGTAGGTGTGTGATGACTACAATTGAATTGGCAGGTTTCAACCCTTCACAACTCCGCAATGTTCTAGGCCAATGGACGACTTCATCTGGTCAGTCGCAAGCGGCTTCTAGTACTGGAGCAAAGACTAAAGTAGGCGGGTCCAATCCAACTAACCCTACTACAATAGCAGGACTCCAGAAGGCATTAGGCGTACCACAAACTGGAAAGTATGACGCGGCTACGAGAGCGGCGGTTACCGAGTTCCAGAAGAAATTCCATTTGCAGGTAGATGGAATTGCAGGCAACCAAACAATGGCAGCTTTCAATGCAGCAATGAAAGCGGGATCGATAGCCACGCCTAAAAAAGCGGCCGCCGGAGGTGCAGCTAAAGCGGTTGCCAAGAAGGCAGTTGCAAAGGTGAAGAAGGCTCCTGCTACAAAGAAAGCACCCGCAAAGACAAAGAAGGCGCCCGCGAAGAAAGCGGCAACTCATAAGGCACCTGTCGCAAAGAAAGCACCTGCAGCGAAGAAAGTACCTGCGCCTGTACAAAAGGTGGCAGCAAGTAAAGTGCAGGCAGCGCTATATGGTCCCAAGGCTAGTTATGCGTCGGCCAGTAAGATACTATCCACAAACAATCTTCAGGTTGTTGGGTTAACTGCGGATACAGCGGCTGCCTCTACAGTTCATCATCCCCTCGGTAGGCCTGGTGGTCCTGGGTTGTTTAGGATGAAGGGTGCCCAGTTACCGGCATATATTCAAAACGTTGCCAAGCATATGGATGGGCCTTTGGGTCGAAAGATTCAAATGGCAATTGGTATTGTGCGAAACTGGGCAGAAGGACACGACGGGCATGGGAATCGTGTTTCGGCTGAAGTACAGGCAGCTGCAGTAAAAGCGATTGCCGAGTACGACGCACTTCGAGCAGCGGCAAAATCAATCCCGAATAAGGGAGGTAGTAACTTGTCAGTAGATGCCAGGACAGCAGAACGTGTTCGCGAGGCAGTAGCGCGGAAGCATATTGACCTCGCTATGGTTGCGTACAATGGTGCGCAGGGGCATACACCCAATATGTCTAAAGATGATTTGCAGTCGCACCTGAGTAATATGCATAACCTACGTGTCGACAATGGTGAAACAAAAGCGACTATGGCAGCTATGCATAGTCAGTGTCACTCCCCAAAATAACATTATCCCAGTCTAACGTTGCTGTAGACTTGGTTGGTGTTAGGCACGTACGTTCAGAGTCAGGTGTTGCAAAGTTTCACGAGCCTATTGGTGCGGCAATTGTTCCGCATCCAAGTATGCCTAAGTACGCACAAAACGCAACTGCGATACACCATAATGGAAAGCACGTAGGATTCATGGCTCCATTGCCTGGTCCTATGAAAAAGTACACAGGCAAGAAATACGGTGTGTTCGACACTCAGGGCAACAAAGTAGGCCATGCTAGTCATACTGGAGAAGCACACCAGCAATTAGGTGTAACGCCTAAAGTATCTGCACCTGAGGTCCATACTGGTGCTATCTTTGCAACAACTCCAAAGCCTAGTGCTCCGGCGGCTCCTGCATTCGTACAAAAGACTGACGCGGAAATTGCTGCAATGCCTGCAAAGGATAAAGCATTCCACCTTGGTCAGGCCGTTAATCATTTGGGTTCTGGTCATGCATATACTCAAAAGGTATTCACAAGCATGAACCCGGAGCTGCAGGCGCCTCCGCCCAAGCCTACAATGCATAGCGAGGCGCCTTCGAATATTGCATTCAATGAAGGCCTGAAAAAGGTATACGACGACAACAACCAGTTTGTGGGTTGGGCGAGTAATAACACAGACACTGCGCCTGGCGCAAAGAAGTATGAGGTGTTCGATAAGCAGGGCAAGATGTTAGGTACAGCACAAAATCCCCTTATACACTTTTCCGAAGTAACACCCAACCTAGACATTGTGCCTAAATCGGCAAATACATATTCGCCTACCTATGGCGTCGTAAAGCCATTGCCACAGTATGCGCAGGGTGGTACTAAGTTAGCATCAGGGCATACAGTCGCTAAACTCCCTTCGCCAATGAAGAAGTCGAGTGGAGGGTATAACTTCGCAGTATTTGACCAGAAGGGTAACAAGGTTGGATACGCGCATACAATGTCAGGTGCAATACTCGTAGCAAATGGACAGAAGCAATCTTCTGCTACGCCTGCACCTGGTGCTCCTAAGCATTCTTGGACACCAGTACTTGCAAAACAGTCTTCGGAGTTCAAGAGTGCACCAACTGATTTGGCAAAGCGGCAATTGCAGAAGAGCCGTATGACAGCAAGTCAGAAGGAAGCGTGGCAAAGATATACTGACGGCCACTACCATGGTATGAATGAGGTAGCCCATGGCGGTCAAGGTGATGGGTACCACGCGTCGCACGAACAAATTGCATTACAGAACAAGAATCTAACAGAGGCGTTCGACGCTGTTGGATTTAAGACAACAGGAACTGAAACGGTTTATCGTGGGACTGGTAGCCACGCATATTTCGCAAAGGTTGGTGACATAGTAGGGACACGTGGTTTTACTTCCACGTCAGTTCAGCATCAATCTTCTAAGAGTTTTGCAGGGTATCACAATCCACTACTCAAGATTACATTGCCTCCGGGGCAAAAGTATTTGCTCGGCACAGAAGGCGAACGCGAAATCATTCTTCCTCCTGGTGTGAAGATGCGTGTTTTGGCGGTCGATAGTCAGGGTCGAGCAACGGATTTGGAGGTTATTAAATGAGTCCACCAAAGGATCCAGACCATCCTGATATGACTGCTGAAGAAGTACAAAAGGCAGCACAGGATCGAATTTATGGGGATTGGATGGAAATTCCGAACCCTGGAGAGGAGGATGACAATGGCTGATGGTATGGCCTCGGGTGTTGTAAATAGCGTCCTGGGCCTAATTCTCAATGGCTCAGCCTTCGCAGGATTCGCAACACCTTTCGCCCAACTTCACGTGGGTGCCCCAGGTGCTGCAGGAACTGCGAACCCTGCAGGTAATACAACGCGACAAGGAACAGGTGCATTCGCTGCTCCCTCAGGCGGATCTACTACGAACTCCAACCCAATAAACTGGACCAGCGTTTCAACGTCTGAAACGTATTCTCATGTCTCCCTGTGGTCAGCAGCTAGTGGGGGCACGTTTATTGGCTCGGGGTCGATTACTGCAAGTGCAATAACTGCAGGGTCGAACTTCCAAATTGCCGCTGGCGGTGTTACAGTTAGCCTACCCATAGCCAGTTGACGACTTACCGCCTCTTCCCAGCTACTAACGGGCCTGCAGCGCCCCTTTCTAACTCCGCCAACTTCATTGCTGGTGTGATATGGGAAGTAACACAAGGCGGTATGTGGTTTAACGGTTATTGGTGGTGGGTAGCTCCTACAGGTCAGTTGACCACTCCTAGAAAGTGCGCCCTGTGGAGTATGAAATCTGCATCAACAGGTACTGTGATACCAGGCAGTATTGTAACGTCTGGTACACTAACTGCAGGACAATGGAATTTCATTGCACTGCCAACACCGATTCCGATTACAATTGGTGACTCATTGATTGCTGCAATTGGTGTGAATGGGAACTTCCCAGACTCTGATACTGGTACTGATCCGCCTAACTCATATGGTACTGGTGGTCATACTGCAGGGATTACTAATGGGCCGCTAGTCGCATTTTCGGATCAAGGTGGCACGAAGATTCCACCTTATGGTACCAACCAAGGATTGTTTTCAACTGCTGGCAGCGATCCTTCGATTTCGATGCCGCAGCAACAGTCTAACTCAGGAAACTTCTGGGTCGACGTTTCAGTTTCTGATACGGCACCAGGTGGATATACAGGTTCGTATAGGCTTTGGCCTAACATGGCTGGTGCATATCCTGGTAATCAAGTTGACACTTCTGTCAACTATACACTTGCATGCGAGTTTGCATTGTCTGCAGCGTGTAATGTGAATAAGATTTGGTACTATAGTTATCCAGGTTCGGCACAGCTTGCAACTGACGTCAATATATGGACAATGACTGGCGGAGGCTTAACTGGTACGTCAATATTCCACGCAAGTGGTTTGACGTGGTCAGGTGCTGCGGGTAGTGGTTGGATCTCGACAACGATTTCAGGTGCATCGTTGTCTGCAGGTAGTTGCAAAGTTTCAGTTTACAATGGTGCAGCAACGCCTGATGGCTGGTCAGGCAAGTTGCTGAACTATTGGGATACAGGTGTTGGTGCAAACGGAATTGTCAATGGTCCTATTTCAGCACCAAAGAAGTCAGCTTCCTCACTGGCGTATGACTACAATGGTGCTAATGGCGGTGCGACGCCTCCGTTCTCTGCAGGTACAACAGAATCCGGTCAGAATACATTTGCACAAGGGCCTCCTAATCAATACCCGTACTTGTTCGTTGCGAGTATTGCACAGATGTACTATGTTGACATAGAAGTAACGCCAGTAGTCGTAGTTAATGGCACTGCCTCTGTAGCATTTGGTGCGTTGAGTATCGCGGCAACAGGTTCAGTTGTTGTTACTGGAACAGGAAATGTAGCGTTTGGTGTACTGAGTATTAATGCAACAGGTGTCATAACTGTAAAAGGAACGGCAACTGTAGCATTTGGGGCCCTGAGTATTACTGCCGCAGGAGTATCTGGTGGTCAGGGCATGGCGAATATTGTATTTGGCGCCTTAGCAATAACAGCAGTGGGAACAGTCATTTCCAATGATGTTAGTGGTACGGCGACGATTGCATTTGGTGGGCTAGATATTCATGCACTTGGTGCTCCCCAGGGTACAGTAATGGGAACAGCGGCAATTGTTTTTGGTGCGTTGCTTATCCAAGTCGTAGTAGGTGGCGGTGAATTGACGTACGCTTTCATGCAAGTAGGAAAGTCTACCAATTCCCGCCTCGAGATCACAAGGGTTGAAGTGCCATGACAAAGAATTTTGTGGACGGGGATATTGTTTCCTGTGTTGCTACTTTCCAAGATCAAGCCTTCGACGAAGTAGATCCTGACTCGGTTGTGTTTATGTACGAAGTAGATTCCGCAGCTGCCTTATCTATCCCGTACAGCGGTGCAACCGAGCCAGCCTCTGGAGTTGTTGCCAGAAACTCGCTAGGTGTATTTGAGTACTGGCTTGACACTACGGGGCGGCCTGGTTCCTATAAAGTACAGGCGAAGGGGACTGGTCAAGGCCAAGCAACAACTCCAATTCGATACTTCCAAGTCGGAAGTCGCTTAGCATAGGAGGAGGTGGTTTATATGCCCGGCGAGACTGCATTGCTGTGTCCGATGGATCGAGTGGACGCAGTAGAGTTGTCCACCACGTTGTGGAGGAAGCAAGTTCTTCCACTTGGGACAATTGACTACAAAGGGCGCAAGATCACATTCGACCAGCAATACCTGACTGATTTGGCAACTGCTTTTCGGAGCAATGCTTTCGATCAGGTGGCATTCTTGCTGGCGAAAGACGACAACAGTCATACAATGGATCCCGAAAGATTCAGGGGTGAGGTCAAGGGGGTTGAAGTAACCAAGAGGGGGTTGGATGTTCTTCTTGACCTCACTCCCGACGCATCGGAATTGGTGCGACAAAACCCGAAACTGGGTGTTAGTGCACGCATCATTGAAGGTCTGGAACGTGCTGACGGGACGAAATTCCCTCGCGCTATGCAGCACGTTCTAGGGACGCTGGACCCGCGAGTAACGGGTATGGCGTCGTGGCAAGAGGTGTCACTATCTGAAGAGGTAAGTGACACCGTCGACATGACAGAACAGGAGGTGCAAGTGACGGTACAAGGAGAACCGCTAACTCGCCCTGCTCCGACAACTACTCCCCCGACACCTGAGACAGAGGATACGTCCACTGTCGAATTGTCGGAAGAGGAAGTAGATGCAATTGCTGCCCAGATCATTCAAGAGCAGGATTCGAATGAGCTGGAATTGGTTCGTGCAGCTGGTGCAGCAAACCAGACTCGAATCGAGCAGCTGGAAGCGGAGTTGGCACAGCAGCGGTATGTCGAAGAGGCTCGTAGGTTGATTGATTCGGGCGTTCCGCCTGTACTCGTTCAGCTTGCTCGGCCTGTTCTGACAATGCCGCAGAACGCAGTTATCGAACTGAGCAATAACGAGACAATCGACGTTCAGTCCCTCGTTCGTGAAATGCTCGACCAGACAAAGGGCTTTCTCGAACTTGCTCAGGAGCGAGGAAACTCTTTCGGATCCAACACTAGCGAGGATCGTGAGCAGGCGATTCTTGACAACTGGGATGTGAGGTAACACATGGCAACTGTTATCCCTCGCTTTGATCAGGGCCCGGTTACCTTCACCGCTCTCGCCGCTGTTACTGGTGGGCAATTGTGTGACGGTGCTGCTGGTGGAGTTCAGCCAGCAGGTGCGGCCTCAAACGTGTGCGTTGGTGTTGCAACAACTGACGCACTTCCTACATCCACTAGCCAGGCACCAACAATTCCTGGCGCTTCAGTAGCAATCAACGCTGCACCAATTCCGCCGTATGTCGCCGTTGCGAATAGTGGTGTTTGGCCACTAACGTATGCAGCTGCTGCTACATTTGGTCAGCGTCTTGTCACTGCAGCAAACGGACAGGTTACGCCGGCAGCGGCTACGCCTGATGCTCGGCAGGTCGTTGGGATCTGCATGGAACCAGCTGGCGTAGGCATTGCAGGTGTTGGTGCCACGTTGCTAACACTCGGATAGGGGGTGAATAGATGACAATCATGCCAATTCGCGGAGTCAATGATGGCCCCCGCGTAACCGTCAACGACCTGATCAATAACCCTACGGTTATTCCTCGTCGTATTTTGGAACTTGCGAAGAATCAATTCATCTCCGACGCGATTCTGCGCAACGCTGGTGCAAACGACTCTGGGGTTGTTGAGTTCTATGCCAGCACTCCGCTCTTTGCGGACGCTGGTGCAACAATTCGAAACGAGTTTGGTGAATATCAGTACGTCACCACCTCGCAGGGTATCCCGTCAATCGCAACGACTGTTGACCGTGGTCTCTCGATCAAGGTCAGCGACGAAATGCGTATGCGGAACAAGATGGATCAGGTCAACATCCAAATGACGCAGGTTCGCAACACGATTCGTCGTGACTGGGACGCCGCGTTCATGGGTTTGTTCCTAGCAAATCCGTCGGTGCCTACGTTCGGTGTTTCGACTGCGTGGGCAACAAGCACTACCATTCGAAACGACATTCTCAAAGGCGAGAAGATCGTTGACAATGCAGTCACCGGAGCACAGGCAAACAACTTCCTGAACTTCGTTGCGGACACGATGATCATCACGGAGAACAGCAAGTTCGACATCCTGAACAGCGCCAGCTTCAACAGTGGCACTGGGATCTACCAAGGTAACTTGGCGGACGAGAACCTGCAATACACCGGTGTCCTTCCGCAGAAGCTCTTGAACCTGGATATCCTGATTACCAAGTCCGGTGGTGCATTGCCTGATGGTAAGGCAATCATTCTCGAGCGTGGTACCGTTGGATTCATTTCAGACGAA